AAGGGGGAGACGTTTTTTTCACTTAAAACCTAAAGGGAACCATGAACCAGGAACAACAAACCCGCTACGAGCAGCGGCTCGCCGAGTACGGCGCGGTGTGCGACCTTACACCCGGCTACAAGTCAATCATCTACACGCTCGCATGCGTGGAAATCGAGGAGGAACAGTTGCAGGAGTTCTGCAATCAGAACGGCACGTGCTACCAAGTGGAGGGCAAGTCAGGCGACATTTACAGCCGCGCCCGTCCCGAGTGGCAACAACTCAAGGAGGCCCGGATGCGCAAGCAAGCCATCGTCGCGCGACTTGAACTTCACATCAAAGGCCATGACCAAAAAGCCGAAGACGACGCCGAGGCCTACTTCGGCTGATTACTATTTCGATGCCGCGGCGGCCGACCGCGCGGTGAACTTCATCGAGCGTTTCTGCTCACACGTGAAGGGCGAGTTGGGCGGCAAGCCGTTCCTGCTCGAGCCTTGGCAGAAGGACGACATCATCCGGCCGCTGTTCGGGTGGAAGCGTCCAGACGGTCGGCGGAAGTACCGCACGTGCTACGTGGAGATTCCGCGGAAGAACGGCAAGTCGAACCTGTCGGCAGCCATTGCACTGTACATGCTGTTCAGCGACGGCGAACCCGGGGCGGAAGTCATCAGCGCGGCGGGCGACAGGCAGCAGGCCAACATTGTGTTCAGCGTGGCGCAAGAGATGATCTACAACCACCCCGACCTGCGCAAGCGGTGCAAGGTGTTGCGCAACGCCATCGAATACAAATCCAGCTTTTACAAATCCATCAGCGCCGAGGCATCCACCAAGCACGGGTTTAACTGTCATGCCGTCATCTTCGACGAGCTGCACACGCAGCCCAACCGCGAGCTGTGGGATGTCCTGGTCACCTCGACCGGGGCGCGGACGCAGCCGCTTATCATCGCGCTGACCACCGCCGGCCACGACCGCAGCAGCATCTGTTGGGAGCAGCACGAGTACGCCCGGCAAGTGAAAGAGGGCAGCATCGTCGACCCCACCTTCCTGCCTGTGCTGTACGGCGCCGAAGCCGCCGACGATTGGACGCAAGAGGAAACCTGGCGCAAGGCAAACCCCGGCTTTGGTACCATCTGCCGGGCAGAGTATTTCGAGCAGGAGGTGCAGAAGGCAAGGGCGGTGCCGTCGTACCTCAACACCTTTCTGCGGCTCAACCTGAACATCTGGACAAGCGCCGAGCAGGCGTGGATATCCGACGACATCTTCATGCGCGGTTCCGACCCGCTGCCATCGGATGAGGTGCTGCAACGGTTGCCTTGCTTCGGTGGTCTCGACCTTGCCAGCACGCAAGACCTTACCGCCTTTGCAATGTTGTGGCGGGACGACGAGGCCGGGTGCTTTTACCTGCGCGTTCACCAGTTTGTGAACTCCGAGAAGGCCGAATCCAAAAAGCTAAACGCCGGCATCGACTACCTGCGGTGGGCGGAGGAGGGACACATCACCGTGGTGCCCGGCAACACCACTGACTACCGCTACGTGAAGGAGCACATCATGCGCCAGGTGGAACGCTACGACATCCGCAGCATTGGTTACGATCCTCGTTTCAGCCCGTACATCGTCAGCGAACTAGTGGCGGACGACGTCGAAATGCACGCCATGGCACAGAACATCACCACCATGAACGGCCCGACCAAGGAGTTTGAAATGGAGATGCTCAAGGGCAACATCATCCACGGCGGCAACGAGGTTCTGCGCTGGCAAATCGGCTGCGCCGTGACGTACACGGACGTGAACGAAAACAAGCGGGTCACCAAGGAGAAGTACAGTGAAACAAAAAAGGTGGACGGCGTCATCGCGTCCATCATCGCGATGAACGAGTACGTCCACCACCGCACCAACGGCTCGGGGGACGAATTGTTCACGGTTATTTCGCTCTAACTACATTTGCCGTAATGGCATCTGTATGGCAATCCCTATTTCGTCGCGGCGTTGAGGAGCGCGCCCGCATCGGCAAGTTCGATTCGCAGACGATTGCCCGCGAGATGGGCATCACCTACCGCAACAACGTCACCGTGTCGCCAGAGGGCGCGTTGGCCATCAGCACCGTGTACGCCTGCATCTACCGCATCGCCTCCACGTGCGCGTCGCTCTCGCTGAACGTGTACGAACGGAACGGCCGCAACGTGACGCTGGCCGAAAGCCACCCGGCATTTGACGTGGTGAAGTACACGCCCAACCCGTACCAAACTGCTTACGAGTTTTGGGAGGGGATGTTTACGCAGGCCCTGATGTACGGCGTAGGCTACGCCATCATCGACCGCGACAACCGCGGCGACGTGATCGCGCTGCACCCGGTGCCGTTCTACCACGTCGAACCCAAGGCCATCGAGGATGAGAAGGTGTTCGTGGTGAAGGACTACGGCGTCGTGTACCCCGAGAACATGCTCGAGTTGTCAAACATGGGCAAGCTGTCACCGCTCAAGGTGCATGCGGAAAACATGGGTCTGGCAAAGGCGGTGCAGGATTACGGCTCCGACTACTTCGCAAACGGCGCACGGCCGACCGGCATCCTGACACCTGCGAACCCGATGAAGAAGGAGCAGCTGGAGGCGCTGCGGGATTCATGGAACGCGGCAAGCGGTGGCGTCAAGATGCTGCCCTACGACATGCGCTACCAGTCGCAAAGCATCCCGCCGGAGGAGGCGCAGTTCATCGAGACGCGCAAGTTCCAAGCGGAGGAGATTTGCAGGATCTACAGCGTGCCGCCGGACCTGGTGCAACTGCCAGGCAAGTCGACATTCAACAACGTCGAGCAGCAGCACATCCAGTTTGCCCGCCACACCATCACGCCGTGGGCGGTGCGCCTGTCGCAGGAGGTCGACCGCAAGCTCATCCAGTCATTCGACCGGCCGCTCGTGTACAGCCGCCACGACATGACCGACTTGTTCCGCGGCGACATGGCCGCGCGCGCATCGTTTTACCGCGAGATGCTGGCAACCGGCGTGTTGTCCATCAACGAGGTGCGCGCGAAGGAGGATATGAACCCGGTGGAGGGCGGCGACATGCACGCCGTGCAGGTGAACCAAATCGCGCTCGACCGCTTCCAAGCGTACAGCGACAAAATCAGCAGCAATGAAATCACAGGAGGAATTTGAAAGAGAAATCCGCGCGGCCTACGGCGACAACGTCGAACTGCGCGTGATGGAGGTGCGGGCCGCCGAAGGCGAGCGCCGCATCAGTGGCTACGCCGCGACGTTCAACGACGTCACCGACCTTGGCTATTTTCGCGAGCAAATTGCCACGGGCGCATTTGAGGGCCGCACCGACGACGACGTCCGGCTGCTCATTAACCACACGGGCGTACCGCTTGCACGCACCACCAACGGCACGCTGCGCCTGTCGGTGGACAACGGCGGCCTGCGCTACGAGGCCGAACTCGCCGACACGCAGGAGGGGCGCGACCTGTACACGCTCATCAAACGCGGTGACATCTCACAATCGTCCTTCGCGTTCAGCATCGAGGATGAGGCGTGGGACAACAAGACCAACCTGCGCACCGTGCTGAAGGTCGGCCGCCTGTACGACGTGTCACCCGTCACCTACCCGGCATACGCTACGACCACCGTACAAGCCCGCGCCATGGCCTCATCCGCCGAAGAGCGCGCCGAACAAATCCAAGTCAACGTCCAGGTCACCGTTACCGAAATGCCTGACGCACCGGAGATGGAAAGCCCCGACGACATCGACGAACCCGATTTGGCGCAGTCACGTACATTTGCACCTGAACCTCTTAAAATTAGACACATGAATCTCAATGACCTGAAGGCGCTCCGCGCCAAGTACTACGAGGAGCACGTTGCCCTCGTGGAGAACCCCGACAAGGAAGGACGCACCATCACCGAGGCTGAGGAGCAGCGCGCTGCTTGGTTGGTTGGTGAAGTTGAGGCGCTGGACAAGCGCATCAAGCACCGCGCCGACCACGAGGCGATGGTTGCACGCGTCGCGTACAGCGGCACCGCATCGACCACGGAGAAGCGTGAAATCGAGCGCGTAAACGGCCATTTCAGCTTGTCGCGCGCCATCATGTCCGCAGCCAACGGCCGCTCATTGGAGGGCGCAGAGGCGGAGTGGGCGCAGGAGGCACAGCGCGAAATGCGCGCACAGGGTTTGCAGGTGGTCGGCCAGGTGGCTATCCCCACCAAGGCGTTGTACCGCGCATCCGCTGACAACTTCACCGCAGGCGCTTACGGCGCAACGGCAGACGGCAACGCATTCGTACCCGTGAACGTAGGCGGTGCCATCGAAGCACTGCGCGCTCCATCGGTCATCGAGCTGTTGGGCACGACGACGTTGCAGGGCATGACCGGCAACCTCAAGTTCCCACGGGTTAGCGTGAAGGCAACCGGCACCGCCGAGGGCGAAGTTGATGCCAACGCAGCGTCCGGCCTCGAGATGGACGAGTTGACCTTGTCACCACAGCGCGTTTCTGCCAAGACGACCTACAGCAAGCAGTTGCTGTTGCAGGGCGGCGGCGCAGTTGACCTCGTGATCGCGCAGGAATTGCAGAACGCAATGAACGCATTCATTGACACGAAGGCGTTTGATACGTTGGATGGCGCGACCATCAACAACCAGTCGACGGACGGCAGCACGACCCTCACAGCGGCTATCGCCGTGGCTATGGAATCGGCAGTCCTCGCGGCCGGTGGCAACTTGGCTGCTGCTCGTTACGTCATGTCACCCACCGCTTACAAGTTCGCAAAGAACTTGGCGCAGGTGTCCAGCGTTTCGGCCTTGTACGACCTGGCATCCAACACGTTCAACGGCTACCCCGCGGTGGCTACGCCGTACCTCGTGGACGCATCGGAAGGCGTTGGTCAAATGTTGTTCGGCAACTTCCAGCAGGGATGCATCCTCGCCTATTTCGGCGGCATCGACCTTCTCGTGGATCCATACAGCGCGGCAGGCAACGCGCAGATTGTGCTGCACGTCAACCGGTTCTTTGACTTCGACGTTCGTCAGGCAGGCGCCCTGTCGAAAATCACGGACATCAACGCTGCATAAGCGTTTGGTTTTGGTTAGCGGGAAGGCCCGGGGCATCGCCTCGGGCTTTCTTACTTTTGGGGTATGCGAGTTAAAATTACCGGCACACCATCGCTCGACGACATCATCACGGTGGCGAGCCTAAAAGCGTTCCTGCGCGTTGACCACAGCGACGAGGACACGTACATCACCGCGCTGCGACAGGTCGCCATTTCCTACGTCGAAACCATCGCAGACACCCGCCTTGGCGACGTGAGCGCGGTGGGCTACCTCGACAGCTGGATGTCGGCATCATTCCCCATCGGCCCGGTGCAGAGCATCAGCAGCATCACCTATCTGTCAACGGCCAACACCACGCAGACGCTCGGCGCTTCGTTCTACTACACCGACCTAAACACCAGCCCGGCGCGCATTCGGTTTGTGTCGCCGCCCGACCTGTACGACGACGCGCTCGCGCGAGTGCAAATCAACATGGTCGTCGGCCACCCCGAGGCCAGCATTCCCACGCCGCTTATCCAAGCGGTGCGGCTGCTCGTGGGGCATCTGTACGAGAACCGCGTGGAGGAGGTCACCGGCACCATAACCACCCGCCTGAAGGTTGGCATTGACGCGCTCGTATCACCTTACAGAACGCTGCAATGAAATTTGGCCGCATGGATTCGCGCATCACCATTCAGCGCGCCACCACCACCACCGACCTCTACGGCCAGCGCGTCGAAAGTTGGGGCACACTGGCAACGGTGTGGGCTGATGTCATTTACCGCGAAGGTTCCGGCAGCGAGTCCATCGCCAGTGAGCAGGTATACAGCAAGCAGCCCGTGCATTTCGTCATCCGCTACGGCTCAACCTGGGCGGACGTGAACCCAAAAGACCGGGTCAGCTATAACAGCAAGACGTACAACATCGAAGCGGTGCAAGAGATTGGCCGCAACGATGGGCTGCGCCTTACATGCACCATCCGCGAATGAGAATCACAACCGAAATGCAGGGCGTGGAGCGTGCGCAGAAGCGCATCCTCAAGGCCGTCAAATTTGGCATCCTGAACAAGCAGGACGTGCAGCGCGGTTACCGCAAGGTGGCGCAAATCTTTGTGCGCAAAGCGCGGACGATGACCAAGGATTACCCCAAAGAAATCGTCATCCATCGCTACGCCAACAGCAAGCCCATCCGCGTCGCCCCCGGCACGCTGCGCCGCTCGTTCGGTACGTGGGCGCCCAACCGCCAACTGCCTACCATCCTCGCCGGGCCGCGGGCCAACTACCCCATGAAGCGGAAAGTTGGCAAGGACAGCGACGCGTGGTTTGCGCACATCGTCGAACAAGGGGATTTCCCGGACGCATTCGGCGGCAAGTCGGCAAGTCACCCAAACTACAAGGTTACCGAGCGCGCCATCAAGGCAACGCAGGACGCCATGCGCACGAAGTTGTACAAGGAGTTGCGGAGTTCATTTGCCAAATTCATGAAGTGATGTTAGTCGGAAAGGCCATCTACAACTTGCTCTCCAACAACGCCAACGTGAGCGCGTTGGTCAGCACCCGCGTGTACCCCGAAGTGGCGCATCAGCAGGACGTCGCGCCCTACATCGTTTACAACGTCCGCTCCAACGAGCCGAGCGACACGCAGCTATCGCCGTCAACCCTGGACACGGCGAGCGTGGAGGTCAACTGCTACGCCGCCACCTACGAAACCGCCATCGCCATCAGCGTCGCGGTGCGCGGCACGCTTGACCGCGTGCAGGGAACGTATGCGGGCGTGAACGTACAAAGCTGCCAGTACCAGTCGGAGCTCATGAACTTCGAGGAGCCGCGCCGCCTGTACGTCGTGACCGCGGACTACCAGGTGCGCATCCTTCGCACCAACGTCACGATCCCGCAGGTCATGATTGAGGCAGGCGTGTACAACCTCGACGACCTGTCAAACGTCAACGTCCCCGCACCGACGGACGGCCAAGCCCTGGTGTACGACGCAGCCACCTCGCAATGGGTTGCAGGCGATGCGGCATCCGCCCTCGCCGACCTCACCGACGTGGCGCTTGACGAACCCCTCGACCGCGAAGGGTTGGTGTACGACGAGGCATCCACCTCGTGGATTAACGGCGGCCCGGCCAAGGTCGATTTCCCCGTCACCAACAACTACGCCGGAGGCATCGCCCTTGGCACGGTGGTCGCGTTCAACGGCGTCGTGCAGGGCGACCGTCCGCAGGTTGTGCCGTTCAGCGCCAGCAGCGCCAACGACCCCAAATCTGTAGTCGGGATCGCCAGCGAAACGATGGCATTCCGCACCCCCGGCCACGTCCGCAGTTACGGCACTATCTACGGCCTGAACACCCTCGCCCACCCTGTCGGCACGGTGCTGTACTGTTCCACCACCGCAGGTCAGTTGACCTCAACGCCACCGGCTGCGCCCAATCACCGCATCGCCATTGGCGTAGTGACGCGGCAGCACGCGAACACCGGGCGCATCTTCGTTCGCACGTACACCCCGGCCTACCGATTGGCCGACCTTTCCAATGTCGCATCGACCACGCCCAACCCCGGTCAGGGCCTCGTGTGGAACGGCAGCACGTGGGCGCCGGGCTCGGTCGGCTACGTGCCCGGGTCACCGCCCCCGGGCGGCTTCCTTGGCAATGTGTTCTATCAGGACAACGCCGGAAATTTGACGTTCGAGGACGCGTTCAGATACACCGCATCGACCAACACGCTTGCGGTCGAGAACATCACCGGAACCACCGTCACCGGGTCAGGCTTAGTGAAGGGCAGCAACACCTTCGGGCAGCGTTACGCGACGCAGGCGGCAACCAACCGGGCGCTTGCCAACACCGCATCGCTGACCGTCGAACGCTACTTCACCGTGACCGCTGAGGGCAACGGGGAAAGTTTCAACATCCAAAGCAACACCCCGTCGGCTGGCAATAAAATCGTGCGGAAAATCTGGTACAAGGACGAAGCGTTCGAAGCCACCGACGTGGACACATGGACGCTGCTGCACACCTTCGCCGATGACACGACCTACGCTTCGACCGCGACCAAGTGGCAGGAGTATTTGGATGGGCAGGCCAACGGCACACCGCCGTTCACGCTGGCGATTAGTTGGGAGGAAGCGCCTGCCGTGACTGGCATCTTGGACGGCTATACGTCGGGCGTTGGTTTGGCGTATGCAACTGCATGGCTAAATCCAAGTTACACGGGCAGCGCAATTCGGGTGCGGCGGGCGTCCGACAATACCGAGCAGGACATTGGATTTGACGGCCAAGACCTTGACACCAGCGCGCTGACTACTTTTTGCACGGGGACAAATGGGTTCATCCGCACGTGGTATGACCAAAGCGGAAATGGCAACGACCTCATCCAAACGACGACCGCAAGTCAGCCAAAAATCTACGATAGCAGCACGGGCGTGGTAAAAGACAATCTATTGCCAGCTACAACTTTTGCAGGCAGTGAATTAATTACTACAAATGAATTGAATCAAACCTCTGCCACTAATCACATTTACATTGTAAATAGGGTGCAGGCGGGTACAGATGGCAATGGATATTTCGCTGAAAGCAACGCCATTGACGGCGACCAATCACCGGCAATAGCCCAATTAAACGCGGGCCACGACTACTACTTGCGTCAATCAGCTTCAAATACATTTATGGGAAGCTTTAGTTCTATAAAAGGAACGCAAGCAATTTTCACGTGCCAAATAAGCAACTCTACATCAAAGCTTTTTTTTCAAGGGTCAGAGATTTGCAGTGTAAGCACCACAACGGTTACAGCTTTTGCAGATAAATTAATTGTCGGCCGGTACATTAATGCCAATCCAAGTTCATTCGAGGGTACTTTTCAGGCTTTTATTTTGTATAACTCCGACCAATCCGCCAACCGCGCCGCCATTGAATCCGCCCTCAACGACTATTTCAACGTCTACTAATGGCATCCTACATCATCGTCCGCCCCGAAGGGATTTTAAGCAGCCCGCAGCGAGCGCAGTTCATCACGCGCGAACTCTACTGCATCACGCTGCCTTTGCAGTTCCAAAGCCCCGACCAAGCCGACGGCACGGTGTTCGGGGTCATCCACCACCCGACGGACGGCAGGGCAGCGTTGCAGGTGGATTTGGACTACGTCATTCCGGTGCATCCGCTGGTCACGTTGGAGCGGCTGGTGTCGTTGTTCCCGGAGATTACCGACGCGGAGCGCATGACGCTGATGCAGGTGATATTTAGCAGCAAGTCGTTCCCGTTTCGGCACATCGTGCCAAGCACGGTCACGGTCAGGGACGAGGCGTTTATGATCGCGGAAGGCTGGTTTCCTGCTGAACCATGACGGTACTTTCCCCCATCCAACTGCTCGGCTACGTGCTGGCCGGAATGGCCGGGCACTACGACTTGGCCGGTGACATCGACCGCAACGGAATCATCAACATCGCCGACCTGCTGCAACTGCTAACCATGTTCTGATGGCTAAATCCCAAACCACCCACACCAAGGTGCTGCGCGAAGTGTCGCGGCCGGGCGTGCATGCCAAGACGCGGACGAGCAGCAAGAAGGGCGCGCGGAATTACCGCAAGGCGTACCGGGGACAGGGGAGGTAGTTGAACTTGCGTACATTAGCGACATGGTAGTCACGCTCAAAAAGCCCCTGAACGATTACGGCTATAATTGGCCGGCATCGACCACCGTAGAAGTGTCCATGAAGTTCTACCGCAAGCTGATTGCGGAGGGCTACATCGACCCGCACCCGGAGGATCCCGCGCACCAGCCCGCTCCAAAGGCGAGCAAGGCAAAGGCCGCCCCGGCACCCGCTCCCGAACCCCCATCTGAAATCACCGAAGAATAATGGCACAGACCACTGGCATCCTGAACGCATCCAGCGTTCGCTTTTTCACAGGCACCACCGATGGCACCCACACCGTGGTTGCCAACGTGACCGAGTGCAGCATCTCCCTCACCACCGACGTGCGGGACGTCACCACGAAGACCTCCGCCGGATGGCGCGAAATCCTGCCGGCCATGAAATCGGCCAGCATCAGTGTCAGCGGCTACTTCGCTGAGGATGCAACCAATGGCTTTAACACATTGGTGGGATACCAAATCGCTGGCACGAAGGTATTTGCCGTGTTTACGAACGTGGGCAGCAGCGCCCTGCCAAACGCAGGCGACCAGGAGTTTGATGTTGCGGGCTACATCACTTCGATGGAGCAGAGCGCCGGATTTGAGGACAACGTCACGTGGTCGCTGACCATGGATTTGACGGGCGCAATTGTACGTGAGACCATCGTTTAATGGACATTCAAATCAACGGCGTCACCTACCCGCTGCGCGCATCTATGGGCGCGTGGCGGAAGTTTGAGCAGGCGACGGGCGTGAAGGTCACCGGAGTGGATGCCGATGACATCACGCGCATCCCTGAGATGGCGTACTACTTCATCGAAAGCGGCTGCAAGGCGGCGGGCATGAAGTTCGAGTTGACAGTGGACGAGTTCCTCGACCTTGTCACCGTGCAGGATGTGCAGGCCATCAGCGAGGCAATCGCCGCGCTGCTTGGCACTGCAAGCGGCCAAAAAAAAAGCGCCGCGATAAAGCGCTGAGTTGGGATGAAATCGAGGCGATGGGGTTGGGCCAACTTGGCCTGACCCCTTCGTCGCTTTACGGCATGACGTTCGCCGAGTTCGGCAACGCGATGCGCGGGCTGCACGAGATTGAGGAACTGCGCCAGCGCGCTGAATGGGAGCGCACCCGGTGGCTCGCCTGCCTGCTGCTAAACCCCCACACCAAGCGCCGCCTCAAGCCGCAAGACCTGGCGGAATTTGAATGGGAGCGCAAGGCCAAAGTGCCCGTCGATGGGCGTGGTATCTTGCGGCAAATTGCTAAAATGAGCCATGGCTAAACTCGGCGACCTCATAGTCAAAATTGGCGCGGATACGCGGCAGTTCAACACGGAGTTAGGCAAGCTCCAGCGCAACATCAAATCCACCGCCGACAACGTCACGGACTTGGGCAAGAACATGTCCATGGCATTGACGCTGCCTGTGGTTGGCCTTGGTGCTGCGGCGGTGAAGGCGGCCATGGATTTGCAGACGATGCAAGTGCAGTTCGTGTCGCTCACGGGCGGCGCGGAGCAAGCCGGTCAGATGGTTGACCAGTTGAACAAGTTCGCAGCCGAGACGCCCTACGAAATCGAGGGCATCGCATCGGCGGCGCGGCAGTTGCTTGCGGCCGGTACCGACATCGACCAAGTCAACGGACAGTTGCAGTTTCTCGGCGACATCGCCGCGGCTGCGGGTGTGCCGATTGACGAGATGGCCGGGATCTTCGCAAAGGTTCAAGCCAAGGGCAAGGTTGAGTTGGAAAACCTGAACCAACTGGCCGAGCGCGGCATCCCCATTTTCACCATGCTGTCGGAGGCTACCGGCCTGCTGCCTTCGCAGTTGGGAGGCGGCGCCGTCAGTGTGGAGATGTTCAACGAGACGCTTGCCAGCATGAGCGAGGAGGGCGGGTTCGCGTTCAACGCCATGTACAATTTGAGCCAGACGGCAATGGGCAAGTTCAGCACCGCTATGGATGCGCTGAAGCTTGCGGCCGCATCGCTTGGTGTGCAGTTGCTGCCGATGGTCACTGGCATCATCGAGCGGGTGACCGAACTTGCGGAAAGGTTCAGCGACCTTGACGCGCGCACCAAGCGCATCATCATTGTGGTAGGCGGCGTAGTCGCGGCAATCGGCCCGGCAATCTTAGCATTCGGCTACGCATCTAAAGCGGTAACCGCTATGCAGGGCGCGGCGGCGATTGCCACCAAAGCCATTGGGGCGATGAACGCGGCGATGCTTACCAACCCCGTGACGGCTATCGCCCTTGCGGTGGCTGCGGCGGTTGCGCTCATCATCGCGAATTGGGATCAGATTGTTGCCTACTTCGGCACCGGCGATGGCAGTGCGGTGCTTGAGGATTTGAGGGGGGCTTTTGAACAGGGCATGGAAGCAGTGAAGGCGCTGTGGGCTGCGGCGATTGGATTTCTTCAGGCCTTTTGGGATAGGTTCGGCGGGGCCATTATGCAGACGATTGCCGTAAGCATGGACGTTGTCATGCAAATCTTGGGAAGCGCGTTCAATGTCATCGAGGGCATCCTCGCGACGTTCACCGCGCTGTTCAAGGGCGACTGGCGCAAGTTCCTTTCCGGCCTTGTGGACGTGGCTGCAAGCATGTGGCAGTTAATTACCAACACCATCATCGGTGCGCTCCGCAAGATTGCACACGGCGTCGACCTCGTGCTCAACGCCCTTGGCATTGACAGCAGCATCGAGGGCTGGCTTGGCGGCATTCAAGACGACGTCAACGCGTTCTTTGACAGCATCAAGACGGGGGCGAAGGAGTCAGCGGACAGCATGAACGGCCTTGGCTCCGCGCTCAAGCAGCCGCTGAAAATCGGCAAGGTCAACACGCCCACCACCGGCGGCGGGGATGGCAGGGCGCAGAACGCCGGAGCTATCACAGCGGCAGCGGGCGAGTTCGGCACCACCATGGATGAGGTGCTGGCCGACTTGCAAACGGAAAGCCAGCGCATCGCCGAATGGCAGGCGGGCCTTGCGGACAACATCGTGCTGGACGAAATCGAAATGATTGACGACGTGGTCGATGACCTCGACTTTGACCAAGTCATGTTCGACAAGTTCCTGAAGATTAAAGCAGCGCAACAGCAGTGGGGCGAGAACCTGAAGCAAATCATTGCGGACATCGCAGCTACGGCGCAGCAACTTGGCGCGCAGTTCGGCACCGCGTTCGGGCAAATCTTGACGGGATCCGAGGAAGGCAAGGAGGCAATGAAAGCCTTTGCATCATCGGCCGTTGACGCGGCGTTCAACGCAGCCACGGCGCTGGCCATTCAGGCCGCAGCGCAGACGTCCACCGCGGCCGGGCCGGGTGCAGCCATCGTCCTGCCTGCGCTCATCACGGCGGGCATGGCGCTCATGCGCGAAGTGTTTGGCAGCATCACCGGCTTTGCGGACGGCGGCATCGTCAGCGGCCCCACGATGGGCCTTGTGGGCGAGTACCCCGGGGCGCGCACCAACCCCGAGGTCATTGCGCCGCTCGACAAGTTGCGGTCGCTCATCGGTGGGGCGGGCGGCAACGTCGTAGTCAGCGGGCGCATCAGCGGGCGTGACATCCTAATTTCCAACCAGCGCACAGGGCGCGACGCAAACAGATACAGGTAATGGCCATCCGCTACACGTCGCAGTTCCGCGACCTCCAAAACACGCTGTTCACCGTCAACATCTTTGACCAGGACTACGGCGGCACATCGCCGTTCGAGTTCGTGTTGGGCGACTACGGTTTTCGCTTGGACTTCGAGGGGGACGACAGGTTCAGCCCCATCATCCCGAGCACGGTGACGCTGCCGATGATCCTGCAGAACAACAACGACGCCGCCCTGCTTTTCAACCTCGCCGCCGCCTACGAGGGGCGCTACTTCCTCGAAATCCGCACCGGCGGCAGCACCATCAGCAACGGCCTGCTGTACTGGCGCGGCATCATCCTGCCGGAGTTCATTGACGTCATCGACGAGGCGTACCCGCAGCAGGTGGAAATCCTGGCGACCGACGACCTCGCGAACCTGCGCAACGTCGATTACCTCCAATCGCCCGAAGGCACGGGCTACGCGCTTGTAACGGGCCATCTCACCAACGCCATCAACGCGCTGCGCACGTGGTCGATTACGGCGGACACCGAGCGGTTCCGCATCATCGACGACCTCGAATGCTTCCGCCCATCCAACAGCACGTGGATTTCGTTCCTGCGCACTCAGCTGAACTTCGCCACGTTCAAAGACGCGGAGGCCGAACCTGCGGAATACTGGAGTTGCTACGAGGTGCTTGAGGAGGTGTGCCTTGCGTTCGGGCTGCGGCTGTTTTGGAAGCCGACCTTCGACACCGACCTCACATCCGGCTTTGTCTTTGACGCATGGGCGTTGCACTGGTACGAGGATACCTTCTCGGGCTACAACTACAACAGCGGTGCATCGCAGATTGGCGCCTTCAGCCAGGCCCGCACGCAGTTCGCCCTTGACAGCACCGGCATCAACCGCCTGCGCGGATGGCGGCATGGCTACCTGCCTGCGCTTAAGGAGGTGCGGCGGTCGTTCGACTACTTGCAGGCATCGCCGTTCGCCATCGACCACGTGTACGCGGAGGTTGGCAGCGCAACCAACCACTTCGACGGCACGCCGGTAAATTTCAACCCGGCGGCCCTGGTGCATTACACCTCCGGCACCGCGCTGTCGCTGCGCATGCGCATCAACCTCAAGCACGATGCGGATTCCGTGACCGCGCTCGGCGTGCGTGTGCAGTACCTCATCAAAGTTCGAATTGGGCAATACTACGCCAAGCGCCTGCGGCAATTTGCCACCAACCCGATACCCTTTGCCACCTCGCTCGGCAACGATTTGATTGCGTCATTCACCTACGGGGAAACGGAGTGGACAACGGACAGCAACGACGGGATCTACTTCATATCGCCGGGCGTCGACCTCACCATCGAGGAAAGCCTCACGTTCGACTTTGCCATCGACATGCCCGGCTTGCCGGGCGATTTGACCAGCGAGAACTTCGCGTTCAGCATCTTGAGCGGCTACCGAGATGACGCGGGCGGGAGTTACACGACCTACAATCCAACCGAACACAGCGCGTCGGGGGTGACCATCTACCCAACGGCCATTTACGAAATGCAGGGCAGCACCATCGTGTTCAAGGCGACCAACGACAACACCACGTCGCGCCTCAAGGTGGATTTGCCCGAGGCTAAAATCAGCGACCGCGTCGGCACCCGCGGCGGCGGGATCTTCGCCCTGCCATCGGGCGGTGCGGCGTCCGACCGCTTCCAACCGACCAAGTTCCGCTACAACTACAACACGGGATTTGAAAGCAACCTGCACGCACTGGTGTGCAGGGAGTGGCTGCTCGGCCAAGCGTCCAACCTCCGCCGGATGTCCGGCACCATCTACGACAGCCGGCCGCAAGGCACAGGCGAGTGCCTCACGCCATTCGACACCTACACGCACGGCGGCAACAACTACGCGGCCATCACACTGTCCTACACGGCGGGCATCAATCAATATGACATCGAACTGGTGCAGCTCGCGCGGGCATCGTCCGGGGTGACCGTCCCGGCTGCGCAGTTCGAGGACTACATCCCGCCGCTCCCCGTCGCACCGTCCGGCACCATCGCGTCGCTGACGTCCACCGAGGCGCAGGTGGCGGTGAACGCCGGAACCATCGACAGCGTCATTCCCCTGCGCAACGGCATCGTCTCGCTCGTGGCAGACCAGGACAACTTCATAAGCGTCGGCGATGACGAATTCGAAATCAACGTCGGCGCGGTAAAAATCTTGGAGGCCGACGACGTGTCAGCGCGGTTCAACGTGCCGGTGACTTTGGATTTGCAGCTCGGAAACTTTACAATTGAATCAGCCGGGCAGGCTGACCCGTTGACCATTGATAACACTTCGGCCGTTTATGCGGTGGAGATTCTAATTGAAAGCTTTGACGACGCGGTCGGCGGGCGTTTAGCGCTGCGGGAAGCTCGCGACAACGGCACGGCAGAAATCGGACTCAAGGCGCCCAATTCGCTGACCACATCGACCACATACACCTTGCCATCGGCGGACGGCACTTCGGGCCAACTGCTGCGCACTAACGGGTCGGGCACGCTGTCGTGGGTAAGCGAGGGGCCGTACTTCACGCCCGTTGACGAAATCACCACCAGCGGCTACACGCTCGTGGCAGGCGATGCGGGGAGGTACAAGCGGCCAATGTGGAACACCACGGAAAGCTTCACCATCAACACCGGCACGTTTAGCATCGGGCAGGAGTTTGAAATCGAGCAGGGAGGAATTGGCACGGTGAACATCGTCGCGGGGTCGGGTGTGACGCTATTGTGCGCAGGGAGCTTTCTGACCAACCTTGCCGAGCAGTATGCCCGCGCGCGCGTTAAGTGCATAGCGTCAAACACTTACCACGTCCACGGCCATTTGGAATTGATTTAAGCGTCAGGCGGTAAATTGCAGCCCATGACACCGGAAGTTATCGGCATCGCCATTACTGTGGGCCTCGCCATCATCGGCACGTGGGTGAAGTTGAACGCGGACATTGCGCGGATGAACGCGCGCATTCACTCGCTCGAAAAGAACGAAGTGGAAGTGAAGACCCTGCTCAAGGAGATGGCGGAGGCCATCCGCCGAATCGAGTTACATCTCGCCAAGCACCAGCCATGAAGTGGTTCAACTACGCGGAGTTTGATTCGCCTGACAAGCCAGGCAGCGGAGAGGCGCACATGGATGCGGACTTCCTGCAGATGCTTGACCGCGCCCGCGGCCTCGCCGGGGTCCCGTTCAAAATCAACAGCGGCTACCGCACCGCGGCGCACAACAAGAAAGTGGGCGGGGTTCGGGCAAGCGCACACACCTTGGGCCTTGCGGCGGACATTCACTGCACGGATTCGCGCAACCGGTGCCACATCGTCAGCGCCTTGATGGAGGCCGGGTTCAACCGCATCGGCATTTCATCGACGTTCATCCACGTGGACAACGACCCATCAAAACCGGAGGACGTAATTTGGTTGTATTAAACTCTATACAATGTGGGATTTTTTAATCGCAAATTGGGCAGAAATCGTGTTGGCCCTGATCACGCTGTTGGGAACGATAACCGCCCTGACCGAAAGCACGACGGACGACAAGTGGCTGGACGTGGTGCGGAAGGTGGTGACGGCCATCGTGATGGGCAAACCCAAATGAACCCGCTGCTGGCGCAGTTGACCAAACTGCTCGGCTCGTTTGACTTGACCGAAGCGTTCAAGACCAAAGGCGACCTGAAGCGGTGGTCAGCGAAGCGGACGGTGGGCGGCCTGATTGCCACCACCGCCTGCGCCGACATCGTCACGCACGGCATCAGTTGGCCAGCCGTTGCACTGTGCGCCGTGGCCATTGTGCCGCTATGCATCTCGGTGGCGAATGACTAACTTCGGCTCGGTTTTTCGCGCGTAGTTCAACGTATTTGTTATTTGGCGATGGGGGGCTCCAACGGGGGTTCCCCATTTTTTTTCGAAAAAAGTTAGCAAAAGATTTGGAGGTAGAACAAAGTGGCCTATCTTTGGGACAACAAACACGGAGAACAAATGAAAAACCAAGCCCACACCATCACCCGCAAAATCACGGGCGGACTTTACGAGGTAGAACACCGCCCCGCGGATAGCACGGTCTACACCTCCTTCCAGGTGTTTAATACCGGTAGCGAATGGGAGGTCACGAACGAAGGCATGCTGTGCTTTGTGGCCAATAACAAAGCAGAAGCGACTTCCTTAATTAAGGCCATCACTCGCTCACAAACCCCTTACTACTTCCAAGATTAAAACCCCGGGCCCCTTCGGGGGCCCTTTTACTCATGAAGGACAACACAGCCGAACTGCGGGCGCTTGCCGCTCGCTACAAGATGAACGGCGGGCACTTCCACAAGGACGGCCGCGGGTTCATCATCGTGACCCGCGCGGGCATTGAACACATCTGCCGCGTGGCGAAAGTCAAGGTGACCTATACGCCCATCTACGCATGGAGCGACGCGGAAAAGGCACGCTACGTAATTCAAGCTGACGCGGTCGATGCGGCGGGCAACACGGTGACCACCTTCGGAGAGGCCAGCGCGCAGAACAACCGCAACCCCTACCCGGTGGCCATGGCCGAAAAGCGGGCAATGTCGCGGGCGGTGCTGAAGCTGACTGGTTTCTACGAATTGGACGCCAAGGGCGAAGACGAAATGGACAACACAAACACCAATACCAAATGACCAAGTACCAACAACTCATCGATGTCATCGGCATCATGGGCGTGCATCAGGACGACATCCTGTCCATGTACACCACCAAGGGCTACAACGCCCAAGTTATGTGCAACCTGTGGTTGCGCAGCGGCGCATCGGCCGACCTCGTTCAATCCAAATACGAGTTCAAAACGACCTCGCTGCCGACCGGCACGGAGTACCTGCGCGCCGAGTTCACGGCCTACCACATCGACGGCACCCAATTTGAAATGCAAATCTGTTTGAACCAATGAGCGAGCCGCAAACACATCAACGCGAGTTAATTCCCTCAGACGTCATCACGGCCCTGTTCTATTCTCCGCCATGGGCGAAGGAACTAATGACGCCATTGCTGTACGTAAACGACGAAGTGGTGGACAATCGAACCGCGTATTTGAAAGTGGCAAAGTGCGCCGTGCTGCGGCATCATCACACAGAGTCAACCCAAGAGTTTACAAGTCAAATCAAGAAATCAAGTTAAACAATGACAGAGTTCAAAACTGGAGACCGCGTAGAGGTGCGCGATTACGACAACACGGAATGGTGGCCAAGAATTTTTGTGGCGAAAGTGGACTGCCCGCACCCGTACGTCGTGCGCGAAGAAGGCAAGGACTGGGGGATGACATTCGCCCAATGTCGGCACGAAGTGGTCAAAGACCCGGAAGTTGGCCTCAATTACGTAAAGCACCATTGCGACCCAATCACATGGGGCGAAGTTCAAGAATCAACTCAATCACAAATCTGTTTGAACCAATGAAAGACCAAATCAAAGAGGCCCTTGCATGGGCGCTAATCATCGCAGCGTTCGGAATGTCGCTGTGGTCACTGATCCCGGAAAGCGAACCCATGGAGCCGGGCGTGCTTGTGTACCCCTATCAAGGCCAGGACTACGTGGTGGCCTATGGCGCGCACGGCGTGGCCATCGTCCCTCACTGGCCTGTTGAAATCGAAATGCTGGAGCCATGAAGCGGGACTACCTATCGGTAACGGCGCTCAAGCAGTTTGCCAAATCGCCCAACCACTACCTCGCGTACGTCACCGACACGGGCCGCAAGCAGTCCCCGGCGATGCAGTTGGGGGAGATGATTCACTGCGCGATTTTGGAGCCGCTGGCGTTCCCCAAGCGGTACAAACACGTGCCGTTGGAAATCGACCGCCGAACCAACGCAGGCAAAGCGGCCTACAACGAGTTGGTTGCGGAGGCAAATGCAGGCGAGCGCAAGCTCGTCACGTTTGAGCACTACGAGCAGGCCAGCCAAATTGCCGCGGCGGTGCGAGATTGCACCAACGAGCATGTTCTCGGCCTGTACCACTGTGAAGTCGAGTTCAACGCCGAGTGCGACATGCGCGGGGTGCTGTTCCGCGGCCGCATCGACGCGGCAAACGACCGCACGGTGTACGACGTGAAGACCACTAGCGACGCATCTCCGGAGGCGTTCACGCGGGACGCGGCCAAGTTCGACTACCACCTGCAAGCGGCGGCGTACCTGCGCCTCACGGGCCGCAAGGAGTTCAAGTGGATCGTGGTTGAAACCGGCGAGCCGTTCAACGTGGCGGTGTACACGCCGCACCCGCACTCGCTCGACATGGCCGCGGCCTACCTCGACGACCTCATCGAAGCCTGGAAGGAATGGGACGGCGAGCCATACGCCTACCCCGAGGCAACCATCGAACTACCGCCGTGGCACCCGGCCATGCGCACCACACGTCAAATCGAATGGCTATGAAGAAGCCCTCACCCGCCCCGTGGAAGTACCACGACATGGAAATCACGGACGCCGACGGCACCATCATCGCCGGCTTGGAGTGGTACGACGAGTTCCGCAAAGACCTGCCGCACGAAGAGAACGGTCACCTGATGGCCGCCGCCCCGATGCTCGAAACCGCCCTGCGCACGCTGATGCGGGCGAAGACAGGCGAGGAGATAAAGGAGGCCAGGCGCTACGCGGACATCGTTCTGTTAAATGCAAGAGGGTTTGCAGATGACGATGAGTGATTTGGCCCTGGCGTTCATCGCCGGAGGCGCCGCCCTGATGTACGTCGGGGTGGCATACGAACAGTGGAAAATCAAATACAACCAAAAAAAGAAGCGACATGAAGGTGTTGATTAAAGGACGGCTAACCGACGTTGGGGAGCCGCAGAACTTCGGAAGCGGTGGATTCCGCAAGCAGCAGGTGCTGGTGACCACCGAGGACAAGTACGACAACGAGATGCCCATCACGCTCGTCAAGGACGCATGTGGGGAGATGGACGCGCACATCGGCGCACTGGTGGAGGTCAGGTGCTACCTCGGCGCCCGGAAGTGGCAGGACCGCTATTTCATTGAACTCAAGTACGCGGGCCACGACGTCAAGGAAAGCGCACCCGGCACGCATACGAGCGACGCACGCCCTCCGGGGTTCATCCCGCAGCCCGATGGCCTTGACATCCCATTCTAACGTAACCAATCCGCCGATGGTCACGTACACCGTGGTGCTGACGGAACACAATGCCCGTCTCTCATGGACAGATGATGAATACCATTTTAAGCTTTATCTCAATGAAATCCGCACACGCCAGGTTCCTCATACCGTCGAAATTGAGATTAAACCCGGCGACCCAAATAGTGAAGCAAGCCTTCGGAAGCGTTACGCTGGCAAGTGAATGCATGGGCGTGTCACGCTCCACGCTCCACCGCTGGCTGAACGACGAGCCGGAGGAGTTGATGCGCTACGCATACATGTTCGACCAAGTCGGCCACGTAGATCCCGCCACGCTGATGCACGCGGTGCAGATGCGACGGCTTGAAATCGACGGGGCGGAGTGCTGAATGACCACACGGAAAGAGGGGCTGCGGCCCCTTTTTTTGTTACAGGCACCACTTGACAAACCAAACAACCGCGTTAACTTGCGCACATGAAACAAGCAAAGAAAACCGCCCTTGTGGGCGTTCGGCTAACCCCCGAGGAATACAGCCGCTTGGTGTTCGCCGCAAAAATTAGCGGAAAGAAGCCCAGCACCATCGCTTACGACATCCTATCAGCCAACCTCAAATGAGCGACGGCATTTGGATTCCGGCCGAAATATGGGCGCTGGACTTGCCGCCATTGCACCGGGTCTTTTTGGCGCGGCTGGTAGCCTTGAGCCAGAGCGACGGGGCGTCTTGGGCGGGAGATGAGTTTCTCGCTCAATCGCTTGGATGCACCCCGCAGCACGTGCGCAAGATGCGCGGTCAACTGGAGGCATCCGGCCACATTGTGACCGAGGGATACGGCCACAAAAGGAGGCTTCGAGTTGAAGTTGCGCCTGTAGTTGCAAAAGTTGCGCCTGTAGGAACAAGCAACCAGAGGAACAAGCAACCAGAGGCGCAAGAGTTGCAACCAGAGAAGCAAGAGTTGCAACCACAGTTGCGCCAAGAAGCAACCACAGTTGCGGAGAGTATAGAAGAGAATAGAATAAGTATAGAAGTAGTTAAGAATAAGGGCCGCACGCAAAAATCAACTCAGCGCAAGCCCAAAGAGCGCGAATACCACGACGTGGTCATGCCGTTCGACACGGACACGTTCAGCGCCGCATGGCGCGAATGGCTGGACTACAAATGGGCGCAGCACCGATTTGCCTACAAGCGCAAGCAAGACGAACAAACCGCATTACATCACCTTCAAAAAAATAGCAACGGAAATGAACAACTCGCAATCCACATCATTGCATCAAGCATCGCCAATGGATGGCAAGGCCTATTTGCAAGCACTTCAAAAAAATCCAACATGGGGCCCGGGTCGCGCTCCGGTAGTTACTTCCATTCGAGTGGCAAGTACGAACACCCCGCCGATGTCCTTAAGGACCGCGATATTTGGGGCTAACGTGCAGACGGCATTAAGGCAGGAGCCGGAACAAACACGGGCGCTGTTGGTGAGCTTGATCACAGCCACACTGGAGAGCATCAGCGCGCCCAACGGAATTAAGAGCGAAGAAGCTATCGCCCGCGCAGCCAAGCGGCTTGTCGATGAGCATGGCAACTTCACAATCGAGGATTGGAAATTGTGCCTGTACGAGATGGAGGCCGGCCGGTCACTCAACCACTACAACAACACCAATTTGGAGTGGCTTATCAAGTGCTTCCAAGCATACGACCAGCGCAAGCTGGCCGAACTGCGGGCGTACCACAACGACGAGGCGCAAAGGAACCAAGACCAGACGGCGCGTTTTGTCAAAGAGGTGCTGAAGGACGTAGTGCAGGAGATGCCGATAAAGCGCACGTTGGCTGACCTGCTCGACAAGCCACCTGTAACATCGTGGGAAGAGCGCGAGGCCATGGCGCGCCGCGACGCTCACCGGCGCGAAGCCACGATGAAGAAAGAGATGCGGGCGCTGCTGCGGGCAGAGTATCGGGCGAAGAAGAAGAACAACTCAAATAGCTGACCAATGATGGATCAAGACAAAGCGGAGGCACAACTGGACGCACGCCTCAAGGTATGGAACGAGGTTGTCGATAGCCGAAGGTGGCAAATTCAGCAGATATACGGGCTTGATGCAGCCGAGCGTTACCAGTGGCTGGCGAAGGAAAAGCAGTACTTTCTGCTGCACGGCCACCTTCCGAGCAACCCAAGCCCCAATAGCGTTTACGAGGCGCAGCCGCTACAAGCGGAGGTCGATGCCCATCACCGCGATTTTTGGGCATTCTGCGACGCCACATACGCCGTGCAGCGGCAAACATGGGAAGACCGCATCGAGCGGAACCGCCGCAACGCAATGGCGCAGCCGTTGTATCAACAGCAGCAGCGGGACCGCGACGAACTGGCCGCCTACATCGCAAGCCAAAAGAAATGAGCCAGTTGAACTTATTCCAGGACACCCTGTACACGTTCCGCATATCCATCCCCGGCGGGTCGGTGACTTGCGCGTGCAAGTGCGCAGCCGAGCGGTTCACTGGCACGGTAACCGTAGAGGGCTATCCCCGTCCGGACTGGTACGACACCCCGCAGTGCGGATGCATGGCCGGGTTTCAATTGAACAAATACCAAGCGCAATGAAAGCCCACAACTACGAACCAACCAAGCGCGCGGCCACGCCGATGACCCATCAGCCAAGCACGCACTACTTCGAGGAACCGGCGCTCACGTGGGAGAAGGCCACGGAACTGATTCAGCAGGCGCAGGCCCTGCGGGAGTACGTGGCGGAGGGGAAGATTGAGCATTTTGCCGCGGAGCATTACAGCCACAAGACGTACCGCCGCATCGTGGCGACATTGGACAAAGGCACGGCCATGCGCATCATCACCGAGGCCGAGAAGATGGAGGAGCAGGCGGCGGACATGCGGGCTTACCTCGAGTGGCTGGCACCCAAGCGTTACCCGTGCAGTGCGCATGCGGACGAACCGGGCGAGGTGCAGCGTTCATAACTTCACGTCATGGCGTACATACCACGCAAGGCCCGGCGCTCGCCGTGGGTGAAGGAGAAGACACCGTTCGAGGGCGTGCAGCAGGATCCCCGTTATTGGACGCGAACATGGAAGCGAGCGAGGGAGGCACACATGCGGGCGCACCCGTCGTGCCAGTCCTGCGGGCATCTTGGCACGCTCGTTGACCACATCGTCGCAGTGCGCGATGGCGGCGAGTTCTACGACGTGGACAACTGGCAAACGCTTTGCATGACGTGCCATGGCAAGAAGACCGCCGCGGAAACTCGAGCGCGAGGGGATAGGGGGTCTGCAAAATAACCCGAGACCACTGACCAT